AGACTTTAAGAGAGGCAGAACATGAGCAAGAAGTTAGGAAGAAAACCTTACCCACGAGAGGTGAGAGATAGGCTACTCGATAACCTCAGAGAAGGTATGAGCATAGTGGCCGCTTGCACCCAAGCAGGCATCAGCGAGAATACGTACTACCGCTGGCTAGATGAGTGCCAAGATGGTGAGTGGACTGAAGAGGTTGATGCTGCCAAAGACTTTGCGGAAGCGGTAGCGCTCTCCAAGCTCAAACGACTAGGTGACGAAAAAGCAGACTGGCGAGCTTACGCTTGGATACTCGAGCGCCGATACCCTGACCGATGGGGAGCCAAGAAGGAGCTCGAGCTAAATGTAGGTTCGACCTCTGATAAGGGTACAGAGATGGTCACTTCAATGATTACCCAAGTACAAGAGGAGCTCAGGCCGCGAGATGACGAAGACGAGGAGATAACACAAGATGCAGATGATTAGAGTGAAGCTGAAGCGAGCTTGGACGATATACGCCTCTCAGCAACGAACTGAATGGAGCATAGATAATGGAGAGTATCACATTAGAGCCACACATGATGATGATAGTGATGGTTGGAACAGGGTACATTACGATGAAGTTGATGTTTCCCTAGGAGCTCTAGTGACAGTCACTGAGACCAATAAAGCTGGGCTCGTAAACCGAGAGTATTATGAGGTCACCTCTGAGGGTCTCCAATTTACAGACTGCGACTAATGACAGACCTAGTACTAAACCCGCTTCAACGCGCCATCATAAAGAGCATCCTCTCAGAAAATAGGATTATCGCGGCGCGTTGTGGGTGGGGCTCAGGCAAGACCTCAGCGCTAGTCTTCGCTCTCCTCTTCATTACTAGGATGAGGCCGGGAACCTCTAGCCTGTTGGTCACTGATACTAACCCACGTTACAACAGTGTTCTAATGCCTGAGCTAGAGAAGTGGTTGGGGCCGCTCGGTTGGGTCTACAATCACACCCTCAGACAGTGGCTTGACCCATCCACTCAATCAACCGTTTGGTGTCGCTCGTATTACCGACCGGGTACGCGAGACGCTACCCACAATCCCCTAGAGGGTCTCAACATCACTAGTGGTGTATGCCTCATCGATGAGTGCCAAACCCTGACCGCTGAGGTAGCTCATAAAGCTATGGGGCGTCTTCGGGCCGGCCCTTCTCCCATCATGATATTGGTGGGGCTACCTGTGTCATCAGCTTGGTGGGTGCAGATGGCAGAGCAGGCAGAGTGTGAACCTCTCCTCTTTAGCTCTTACGTCAATGAAGCCAACCTCAGCGCTGAGTGGTTCGAGGCTACCAAGCTTCTACCAGCTGAGGAGCGGGAAGCTATGGTGATGAATAAGCCAAGGCCACCCACCGGGCTTATCTACTCTGAGTTCACCGAGTCTCACATTATCGATGGTTGGCGATACAAGCCGAGTATGACAGGACGTATCGCCATCGACTGGGGCTTCCGTAAACCTAGCGTCTTGATCATCTGCCACGATGACGAGCTAGGAGCTGACGTGATCTGTGGGGAGCTCAACCCACGAGAGGTAACCATCGAGCAACTCACCACTCTCATCCTAGCCATAGCTTGGCCTCGAGCATATCAAGCCGCAGCACCCTCACCGCGAATATGGTTAGATGTCGGAGTAGCAGACAAGGCAGGCCGAGCGCGGAATGACCAAACAGGGCGCTCAGCATTCCGAGCGATTAGAGGAGCTCCCCCCGGTGGCCTTGGTCTTCCTCTTCGGAGCAACACAGACCCAATCCGCACCGATGTATTAAACGGCATCCAAAGACTCAAAAGAGCTTTTGGTCGCAAGCAATACCTGATCACTAGAGAGGTATGGGCCAAGGGAGAGAGAGCGACAGGTAACAGCCTACACAAAGCCATTATGTCTTATGCTTGGGACAACAAAGAGCAGCCAAAGAAGGACGGCAGAGAAGACCCCCTCGATGCTCTCCGCTATGACTGCATTACATGGAATTGGAATGATACAGACGTTGACCGCAGGCAGTACCAAAGAACCACACACACCACAACAGGCCGAAGAGTAAGAGTAGGCGCATCAAAGAGGAGGCAGTTTTGACCGTCGATCATCCAAACCATTACCACCCAAACACCATCGAGGCTATAGACGTCATCGAGGCTTGGAAGCTTAATTTCAACAGAGGTAATACTCTGAAGTACTTATCTAGGGCCGGCCTCAAAGACCCTCACAAGGAGCTCGAAGACTTAGAGAAGGCTCACTGGTATCTCACCCGAGAGATCGAAAGGGTAAAGGCCCGAGGATGAATATCTATGATGATGGTATTGGAGAGGTAACTCTCATTCAATCGATGGGGGAAGACAACACACCAGCTCTAGCCGCTCGGGTCAGCTTCGCCAAGCTCGACACCAAAAGCGAGATGAGCCAACGAGATGAGACGCTGATTAACTACCTAGCAGTCAACCGCCACACATCACCCTTTGAGCATATCTCTGCAACCTTCTTGATCACTTGCCCGCTCTTTATCGCTCGGCAGATACAGCGTCATAGGACATTCTCATATAACGAGATCAGTAGACGATACACCTCTAAGGATATTGAGTTCTACATTCCGCGCTCACTGAGGAAGCAAGCGGAGACCAATCTCCAATGTTCTCTACCCATCAATATCCCGAGGTCTGAGGAGTTTACGAAGCTGATCAAAGAGCATACTAAGATCTGTCTAGAGTTTTACAATACCCTCTTAGAGCAAGGCGCATCCAGGGAACAGGCCCGAGCTGTGCTCCCTCAGTCGATGTACACTAGCTTTTGGATGAGTGGTAACCTCCTGAATTGGGCTAAGTTTCTGAGGCTTCGATTAGATGAACACGCTCAACCTGAAGCTACAGAGGTAGCTGAGGCTATACAGGCTGAGCTCCTCGAGCGCTTCCCCGTCTCCCTCGGTGCTCTGATGCTGTCATGAATAAGCACATCAAGTTGAGGATAGCTCAGGCAGAGCTTATATCTCAGAGCTCCCCTTGTCCTCGTGGGAGGGTCGGGGCCGTAATATTTGATCCTCGGAGTTGGGCTGTCATCTCAGATGGATATAACGGAGCTCCTAGAGGTGGTGGTGAGCTATGTGGTGATCACACTTGCACTAGAGACGATCTCAATATTGTCTCAGGCACCTCAGTCGAAATAGGCTGCCACCATGCAGAGGCCAACGCCATCATGAATGCCGCTCGTCTCGGAGCGTCTACCCTCGGAGCCTTCCTGACAGTGACACGCGACCCATGCTTGAATTGCGCTAAGTTGATACATCACTCAGGTATCGCTACCGTATACTCACCAGCACGAGAGGGTGAAGCCGGAGTAGGCTACCTGTTAAAGCATGGTGTAAAGGTGGTGCCTTGGAAATCAAAGAAAGAAAACTCGCAATAGTATTGCTAGACCTCATAGGGTCTACTAAGTTTGTGCAGAGAGTTGGGGCAGTTAAGGCGGCTGAGTGGTTGCAATACCATGACAGGATGACGCGCTCTCTAATGTATCGTTTCAACGGTCGGGAGATTGACAGGTCTGATGGTTTCCTAGTCAGCTTCGAGCGCTCAATTGACGCTGTTAATTTCGCGTTAACCTATCAAGCCACCATCCCCCAGCGAACCAAGCTCAACACTCGAATAGGTATACATCTAGGGGTAGTTGCTGAGGTGACACAAGATGAGCTTGATACCCTCGGTGGCGCTAAACCCATTGAACTAGAGGGAGTGGCTAAGAACATAGCGGCTAGAACCATGAGCGTCTGCATGGCTGGGCAAGTCCTCCTCACCGCTGAGGCTATGGCCGCCATCAAAGGACGAACTAACAAGTTTACTCCCAAGGGTACCCGCTATGTGTGCGTTGGCCTATATCGCTTCAAGGGTGTGAGAGAGCCCCAATCTCTTTACGCTGTAGGCTCAACCCTCCAAAGCTTACAACCTCCACCGAGCTCCGAGAAGGTTAAGAGGCTAGGCGGCCCAAAGAAGGTGAGGAGTAGAGCGCGAGATAGGAAAATACTAGAGTGGTTTTGGTGGTGTATCCCTCGAATACTCCTCATAGAGTTGATCTATGTGTTATGTGTTATGTGGCCTTGGTTGGCTACCTATCCACCTATCAAAGCACTATTGGAGTTTATCAATGGACAATAAGCAACCGGAGAAAAAACGAACTGAGCGCGAGTTAACCTCTGAGATTAAAGCCAAGCGCGGGTGGTGGTTCTCTGTATTCTTTATGGTGCTGGTGGTGGGGCTTATCCTGTTCCTCACCTACGTTGAGATAGTAGAAAAAAACCGAGATGTGCTAGTGGGTATTCTCGGCATGATCACTGGCAGCATATCTAGTATGATGGCCATAGCCTCAGGGCGTGACCCATCAGAAGTCGAGGAGCTCAAAGACAAACTAGCTTCAGCGAACGCAGACAGAGAAGCGCTCATAGCTCGACTCAGAGATGCTCAAATACAGATGCAACTCTTACGCGAGCAGATTAACGAGCTTCAGCAAGCCATGATTGACAAGCTCTCTCTCTTCGCGGGTGAGCATCCAATCAAGACTAAAGACGCTTCACAAGTGGTATTGCATCCTACTGTTGATGAGTGGTTGCCTCGGTCAAAATGAGAAACTAGACAAATAGTCAAGTATCGTCTATAGATAGAATTGAGTATTGATGATAGCTCCAAA